TTTTTTGTGCAGTAACCGTAATTTTGTGCTCCATAGTTCCTGAATTAATGGTGAAATTTTTCATAATTGACATGTGTATTACCTCCATTTGATATTTTGTAGTAATGCATTGTAGTTCGATAATTTTATTTTGTGTAGAAATTTAAATGATATACTACAATTGATAATTATATTGTAGTAATTAATAGGAATATCACAGGATTTCATTTTCGATTTTTGCTTGAAAAATTATTTTTTGATTTTGATTATTATATTAGTTGGTATACCATTTATTAATATATATATCAATATTTAATATATATATCAATTTGGAAAAAAGCCCTATGGAGACTTTTTTTTTTTTTTTTTTTTTTGATATTATTATTATTTATAAGATACAAAGTATTAAAAATGATAATGTAGTAAATATAAATATCAAATTATACTCATTTCCAAAAACTACAATAATACGAACTACATTTTTTATTGTGAATATCACTGTTTACATGAAAAAAACGACTATTGTAAGTTTCATAATAGTCTGACAATATAGCTATTTTGTAATATAAATATCATTTTTTTTTATGAAAATTTATGAAAACAAGCGTATCAAGGGTTCAAATTTGGTATACCAAACTTAGATTAGAATTATTATTAATGTTCGTGTTTTGCTATGTTTTTCTACGCATAATTTAATGAATTGTAGTGCGATGTATAAATATACGTAGTTATGCAAGATTTTTGCATATTATTCATCCTCCTTTTTAGTATTTGATATGTCTTAGTTCCCTAAGTCACATCATGATACTAAAAAGTATCTTTTGAGAGGTGAGTATGTTCTAGTTCTTGACTAGAACGGTCTCACGACTTCGCCATCATCATCCCTGTTACGATATACGTGTCGGGTAGATGGGCATTTTCCTTAGTTCCCTATTGGGTAACTATGCTACCTTATATAGTGGGTAGTACACTGACCGCCTTTGGTCTGAACTCGCTCGTTCTACAACTCACGACAAACTTCAGCTTATTCACAATATAAGGGCAAAGTCCTTTGTTTTGAGTGGCTACTTTTATAACCTCCACTTGTTCGCCCTGTTCAACTACATTCATCTTACCATATTGTAGTTTTGAATGTCAACTACATTTTAAAACTTTTTTTGTAAACCGCTCCAATGAGCATTTAAGCTTACTATAAAGTATATCCAATGAAGTTAACGTTTAGAACTACATTTTAAAAATCTTTTTCACAGTAGCTAGTCGGTAGTAGTTAGCGGCTCGCTTTCTGTATACTTAGTATCTCATGGAGCGTAAACATTGTAATGAGCAAAAAGACCTATTTTTTAATTTTTATTTGTAGTACTTTAGTCACAAGTCGTGTTTCTTCTATTATATGTCGTATGTAGGCTATTCTGTATTACAAAGTAGTCGTAAATAAATATCACACTTTCATTTATTTGTCAACTACTATTTGATGTGAGAAAACATTACATTAGTCTATTTTATTATACTACAATAATTAAATTAGCTTGTATTGTGTAATTTTACACTCTTTTAGTACATTTGTTCGTATATCTTAGACGCTCACAATTGGCCTATATTGTATGTTAGATTCTTCGAATACTGTAGTACTCCAGAGAATAAGAGCCTACTACGGCCTTGTGTGGAGTTCTGGCGAATATGCACTTGCTAATTATTTCCCAAGCCTAGCGTGTCATTTCCCGTAGTTCCCAAAGTCATCTGCATGTCAGGTGAACAGACGTCAGACCACTGGTGAACAGGTCATCTGATGAGTAGGGGGGAATGTCTGTTCGCATGATGGGTCAGGGTCGAAAGTTCGAGTCCCATGGTCAGGCTACGTGAGCGGAGAAATGGGGAACCTTTAATCCCTGTTCGTGTGTCCAAAATAAATTGATAGTATGGGGGGTTTGTAGTATAATAAAAGAAAGGAGTGATATACAATGTGGAAAAGAATAGTGGGATACAATAATTATGAAGTTAATGAAATGGGTGAGGTACGTAACTGGCACAGGGATACAATGCTTACACCATCTAAGACTCAAAAAGGCTATTGGGTAGTTGAACTATGGGAGAAAGGTAAACGTAGTAAGAAATTGGTTCATAGACTCGTAGCGGAAGCATTTATACCTAATCCAGAAGGGAAACCGTTGGTTAATCACATTGATGCAGATAAGGGTAATTGTAAATTGGAGAACCTTGAATGGGTAACGGCTTATGAAAATATGGTACATGCACGTAATTTAGGTTTATATAATTGGAAAAATAAGAAGAAGTGACTAGCATACAAAACCAAAGGATGATAGAATACAAGGTAGGGGGGAGTGAAACTACAATGTTAACTCAAATGTTAAAAGAGTCTCAAACATTTTCAAGTCTTAGCATACCCGAACAACAGATTACTATGGTACTAGCTAGTAAATTTCAAGATTCTATAAATTACCTTTTTCTTAATCCCGAAGAATTAGCATTACACACTGGTATTGGAACTAAAGAACAGTGGTATGATTTTTTATTACTACAGGAAACGAAGAACTTTATCAAAAGTCAGATGGCATTTATGTCTCAAATAGCCCAGCGGAAAACATTTGCTTCCCTAGTTCAATTAGCCTTAGATGGGAATCAGCAAGCCGCTAAACAGGTACAGGAATTATCGGGGGTACTTAACCAGCAAGATACTAACCGTACTATAGTTCTCCATCAAATACCGAGACCACCAAAGGAGGTAGTAACATGATATGTCCTAGATGTAATGAGAGGATGGTGTGGCAAAGTGATTACATGTGTGATGAAATTGATGAAGAGTGTTGCGGAGAAGGTGTGGTTTCATATTATAGTTGTAGTAAGTGTAATGTCGAAGTGGAATTAAAAACAGACTGTAAGGGTCAGAAAGAGGAAGACGAATGAATCCAGAAGAAATGCAAGCGATGATGTCTCAAGGTGGACAAGAGCAAGCACCACCAGAAGGTGGGGCACCAGAGGAAATGACAGAGGAACAGTTAGCCCAGCAAGAGCAAATGGATAATGAAATAGCACAAGGTGGGTTTGACCCAGAATCTCCAGAAATGATGGCACCACCAGAGCCGCTAGACATGTTGCCAGAGGTTGTTAATCAATATATGGAACATGCAATAACTGTAAAGGAAGATATGACGCTACATGCTCAGGTAAAGTCTCAGATTCTATCTCAAATGGCTCAGGCTATAAATTACTTAGTTCCCTTGTTGCACGATGACCAAAAGGCCGCTATGGAAATGAAGCAAATGGAAATGGAAATGAACATGCAGATGAAACAGATGGAATTTCAGATGAAACAACAGGAACATGAAATGAATATGGAATCGAAGAAAGCGGAACTGGAACATAAGGCCGCAGAAATGCAATTGAAACTACAACATAACCAGCAAGAGAATCAAATGAAACTACAACAACAAAAAGAAAATCATGAACATAATATAGTCCAGAGTCAAGAAAGCCATGAAAGTAAGATGAAACAACAAGAACAAGCCGCTAAGTTAAAACAGAGTAACAAACCTGTTAGCGACAAGGGTAAAAAATAGTGTGGTGCGTCATTGCAATCGCCATCGTATTTGTAGTAGGTGCTTTTCTACCAGAACTACCAGAACCAGATGAAAGTGAATACGGAGGAGGATGAAAAATGGATACATGTTATAACTGTAAGGTGGGTACCATGTATCCACCTCCAGACCAACACCCGTCATACATTCAATGTAATTCTTGTATGGCAATACAATTAACATATGTACCAATGTATTATCAAGAAGACATGCACATGGTCAAAACTGGTGGGGATAACGATACAGATATCATTGCCGTATTTGGTGGATACGGTTCTGGTAAATCAAGAAGTACACTACAAGAATTTTTAATGAGAGCATTAGAAAATCCTAGAGGAAGTGGTTTATTTGCCGCACAGACACTTGGACAACTTAAAAAGACTACACTCAAAACTTTCTTTGAAGAGGTTTGTCCTCCTCCTCTTGTTCGTTCCTATAATAAAACTGACGGAATTATCATACTCGAAAATGGATTCACTATCTTTGTGGTTGCTACAGACGAAGAACAAAAAATACGTTCCTTAAATATCGGTCTAGCACATATAGAGGAGATATCTGGTATCAAGAAATCCATCTATACTCAGGTACAATCTCGTATGCGTGACCCATTCACAAGTAATAAAGCTATCATTGTAGCATCTAACCCAGCTAATACGTGGATTAAAGATACATTCGTAGATAATGATGCACGTAAAGACCCAACACATCCTCAACATGACAAATACAATCGGTTCATGCGTACATTTATCTGGAAAACAGAACTAAATACGTATCTACCAGCTAACTACATCGAAATGAATACCGTTGGTAAGCCTGAGTGGTATAAAAAGAAATACTTCGAAGGTAGCTTTGAGTACAATAGTGGTATGGTGTATCCAGAAATCTCAACTACATTCATTGACCCATATCCTGTAGTTCCAGAAAAGACTGATAGGTTTGGTATTCCTAAAGACTGGGAACGTTTTATAGGAATGGACTATGGATTACGTAATCCAACTGCCGTTTGGTTTGGAGCAATCAATCCAAAAGAAGGAGAAGTCATTCTCTATGACGAATATTATGTACCAGAGAAGACTTTACCGTACCATGCTGGACAATTAAAAGAAAGAATACAACCAATCCCATCAGGTCTACTGCGTTTCATGGTAGCTGACCCAGCCATCAAGAACCGTATGAATGATGTAATCAATGGAAAAAACATTCAATCACACTTCATGGAGTATGGTTTGTATTTTTCTCTAGGTAATAACAATATCGAATATGGTTTAACCAAAGTAAACAGTTATATCGAAGCTGGTAAGTTAAAAATCTACAAAACTTGTATTAATGGCATCACAGAACTGTTACAATATACTTATCCAGAAACAGACATTGACAACGCAGAAGACAACTTAGATGAAAAGCCTGAAAAGAAAAATGACCATTTGTGTGATGCTATGCGATACATGATTGCTAGGTTGCCAGATGACGTAGAGTTCTTAAAAGGTACTTCATATGAACCACCAAAAAGCTACAGTGATATCCACAACTATGACACGATTGATTATGATGAAAATAACTCAGAAATGTATGATGACTTTTTAGCTTATTATTAGGAGGAGATTGTATGGATTTCGGTCAAGCATTATGGTGTATGAAAGATGGTAGTAAGGTAGCACGTAAAGGGTGGAATGGTTCTGGCATGTTCGCATACTACGTAAAGCCAGCTAGCTATCCAGCACAAATGGATGTCATTAAAGGAATTTTCCCTAATGACTTAGTTCCCTATCGTGGGTACTTTGCTTTAAAAACCGCTCAAAATGATGTAGCTACATGGGTGCCTAGTGGTTCTGATATTTTAGCAGACGATTGGGAGTGTGTGAACTAATGGATAAACTACAATATCAGATTCAATATGTAGATAACTCTTATCGTATAGTGGATTGGAGAACTGATGAATTCAAATTAGTAGGTATGGCAATTACAGATGGGGATAATGCCATAGTTCTTTCAGATGGCATATTCGTACTTCGTGATATTAGAGCCATTGTCCTAGTTCCAGAAATTGTACAAGATGAAGAACCGAAAGATGAAAATCAGTTAGCTGAATGGGGATTCGTTGACCAGCAAACGGCTGAATGGTTACGAGCACAAGGTATTGATGTAGGGAGGAACTCTAAATGAATCCAGAAGAATTAGCTATGATGCAACAAATGATGGGTGGTACAGAACAACCTCAGCAAATGGAGAATCCTAACCCAGAAGGTCAAGAAGTCAATACACCAGATAATAGTTTATCAGAAGAAGAGGAACGTAAGTTAATTCATAAAGCTATCCGTAGGTACAATCGTGCGGCATCTGGTATGGATGAACATCACAAACTATGGGCGTTAATTGATAAATTTGATAGAGGGCGACAATGGGATAATGTAAACATTCCTGTATGGATACCTAAACCGATTACTAACTTAATCCGATATGTACGTACTACGAAACGTGCTAACTTAGCCCAAAACGTGCCACAAGCCAACTTTACGCCACTTACTCCAGATGACGAAGAATTAGTGTACAAAATTCAAAAAGCATATGAGCACGTTTGGGATGAACAGAAGATACCACTCATGGTACGTAAGGTCGTAGACAGAGCGTTACTTCATGGTACATCTATAGCTTATGTGTATGCTGAGGATAATATTCGTGGTAAATACTACGGCGATTATCACAAAGATAACCAGCTTTATCGGTATGATATTAAAGTAAAGAAACTAAACAATGCTAACTTCTATGTTGACCCAACGGCCTATTGCATTTATGAAGCAAAGTATGTAACCATTACAGAACCTATTGCTTTTTCGGATGTAAAGAATCATCCTATCTTTAGAGAATTTGCTGGAGATAAATTAAAAAAATTAAAATATGTTGATATGCAACGTGACTCAGACGCTAATGGTGATATCTTTGACAGACCAACTACAAAGTCTGATGAAAGCAATGATACAGATACCGATGACGAAATGTGTACAATGCATGTTCACTGGGAGAGATACAGAAATGAAGATGGTCGTTGGCAAGTTGACGTTTCCTATTTTCTATGGAATACTGACTTCTTACTATACCGTATTGAGGATTTTAAACCATCGGTGCTACCGTTTGCAGTTTACCATGACGAGGAGGAAGACACTTCGTTTTGGGGAACTTCTACTGCTATGGATATGCTTGAAAACCAGAAGATTATTAATAAAACTGCACAAACCGCTTCGATTATTGGAACTCTACACCAGAATCCCCAAAAGGTCGTACTACGTGAGTCTGGTATTAATGCGGCTGAAATGTCAAGGACAGGTACGCTTGCTGGAAAAGTATGGACATCGAATGTACCAAATGCAGTAGAAGTCATTCAACCACCAGACATTCCTAAAGGATTGTTTGATATCGAAGACCGTATGAAAGCTGATATTAAAGACATGGCTGGTATTACCGAAGCATACACTGGTGAATCAGTTGGTAGTTTAACAACTTCTACAGGTGTAGATAGTTTGATTGACCGTTCAACTATTCGAGATAAAGACAAGGCCATTCAAATTGATAACTTTGTAGAAGAATTATCAGAATTAATTGCAAACTTTATCTTAGTGTACTGGCAAGAAGAAAGACCAATCATGACTCGTAGAAAGAACGGTAATGCAGATTACATGACATGGACACCAGTAAAAGAAATGGACTATGACAACTTACAGTGGAGAATCCGTTCTGATGTGTATGCTCATGCTCCAATCACTGCGGCTAGTAAATCTCAGCAAGCAGATAACCTAATGCAACAACAGGGGCAATTCCAGCATGACCCACCAATCATTACACCAGAAGAATGGATTAACATGAAGGACTTCCCAGATAAGGAAGACATTCTACTTCGTATGCAAGCTGACAGAGAGAATAAACGTAATCAGGATATTCAAGGTCTGAGTGACCAGATTCTACAATTAATCCAGCAAGCACAAGGTCTTAAAGGTCAAGGTGCTACTGACCAGCAAGTTACGGAACAAATGGCTCAGCCAGTACAGGAAATCGTACAGAAGACCTTTACATCTGGTACAAAACAAGGTACGGCTGGTGAAATGGGTTCAATGGCTCCAAAGGGAACTACATCCCCTACGGCTATGGGCAATATGCAAGCTGGTTAAAAAGAAAGAGCCTAGAGATAGGCTCTTTTTATTTTTTCATCTATATTTTCTTTTTTAGGATGGTCAAATTTTTCATAATCAGTATTTGGAAAGTTAAGTAAAGCTAAATCACCTCTTAATTTCCATGCCGCATAATCTCTAAGTATTGCTAATTCATGAATGTCTTTACCAGATGCTATCCAAATTGGTTTGGAATTATGAGACATACTTACTTCATAACAATCTTTTCTCGTACTACGTTTAACTCCAAAATAACCAGTATCATTATTTCTTTCTCGATTGTGATTACTAATTTGAATATTAACTTGACGTAAGTTTTCTTTACGATTATCTAATTTGTTTCGATTAATATGGTCTATTATAAATCCCCTTCTACAAGGACATACTAATTGGTGCATTTTTATTACTTTACTTCCAATAGAAGTTCGTGCATATCCTTTATCATCTACATACCAATTATGTCTTGATAATAATACATGGTCATCCATATCCACTAAAATAATTTCACCTTTAGTTCCATATATGTTCATAAAGAACACCTCCTAACACTATTATAGTTAATTGGTTAAGAGGTGTAAAGTTTTTTCTTCTTTTTTCTAGGATGACCTTTCCACCAATGAATAGACATTGGTGTGCCTGTATCCATCATAAGATGTAGAAAGTATCCACATCCAAAAAGTAGTGCCCATTTCCAGCTATAGAATACACCTATAGGGAAGGAAAATAGTAACAAACTAGGTATAGTATGAGTAAAACCCCTATGATTAAAAAGCAACCACATAGGAAAGATTCTTCCCATAGGTGCCGCTTTATGGTCACAATCAGGAAAAACAGAGCCAATAAGGAAAGGAATAGGATTAAGAAAGACATCATCGACCCCCACTTGAATCATTACCCATATAATCAATGCGAATTGAAAGTGTATTTTACCTGAGAAAGCACACACCCACCTTCTATATTTTCCTTAGTTCTAGTTTACCCTAGTTCATCTACATTTAATACGTAAAAAAATCTACATATATGGAAGATAATTGTTTACATTTGGACGAACATTGGTTATATTTAGTATAGAGAACATTCGCTATCTGGAGCGTAAGCCAGAACACATACAAATTTCGCACAACCCATGCGTAAAAAGGGGAGAGGAGTAACCGATATGCTATTTGAGAATGAATTGCCATTGAAATTGAATCTACAATTATTCGCTGAGGATGAAGTAGATGACGATGAAGAGGACTACTCTGGCGGTGAAGAAGACTTGATGTCGGCCATTAAGAGTTTACAAGAATCAGAGGAAGACGAAGAAGAGGATGAATCAGACGAAGAGGATGATGAAGACGATTCTGAGGATGACGATGATGATGAAGACTACGATGATGAAGACGAAGATGAATACGAAGATGATGAAGAGGAAGAGGACGAAGAAGAGGAAGAACTTACTACAAAGAAAAAGCAATCCAAAGAAGAAAATGCTAAGTTCGCAGAAAAGCGTAGACAATCAGAAGTTAAAAAGCGAGTAGAAGCTGAATTAGAGAGACTGAAAAATGAATCTCCAGAATACAAACTTGCTAAAACTCTATCTGATAAGTTTGGCAAACCTGTAGAACAAATCATGGCTGAAATGGAAGAAGCGGCTCTTGTAGAAGAATCCAAACAATCTAAAGTTCCACTCGAAATCCTACGTAATCAAAAGGCCGCAAATGACAGAGCAGACCAGCTTGAGAGACAACTCAATGAATTGAAATTTCAAAGTTGGCAAACTCAAATTAATGCAGACAGAGCGAAACTCGAAAAACAGTACCCAGTACTAGAGTCTGATGACCTAGACTTAGCGGTGGATTATATCCTTAATACTGTTAAAAATGTAGACCTACCATTGGAACAAGCGGTATTCGCAGTTCATGGAAAGAAAATCATAGACAGTTTGGCAAATGCTAAGGTACAAGACAAGCTGGCTAATGAAAGTGGTCGAAAGAAAAAGACCGCATTACCTGTAGGTAACGGCAAAGCTAAGAGTACTAAACAATTAACATCTGACGAAGCATACATCGCCAAGCAATTTGGTATGACTGCTGAGGAATACAACCAATATAAAAATTAATAAATTACAAATTAGGAGGGAAATAAAATGGCATTTGTATTTGCTTACGGATTAGATGGAACATTAACTACTCCAATTAAAGATATGCCACTAGAAACTGTAACTAACTACACGAACGGTGGTATGAAAAAAGGCGACCTAGTTACAACTACTGCGGCTGGTTTAATCAAACGTGTAGGTGCGGCTGGTGGTGCTGGTATCGGTGTTACAGAAGGTGGAGAATTTACAGGTCTTGCTGGTGCTCCATATACTGCGACTAATGCTTCATTTACTGCTTCTTCAATTGATACTACTAAAAACCCTAACGGTGTAGCTAAAGTTCGTATGGATAAAGCGGCAGTATATAAAGTTCCTGTGGCTCAATCTGGTGCTAAACAAACTGCTAATAACGCTGACATTGGTGTATCATATTCAATTTTATTAGCGGCTGGTACTAATGACCAAACAGTAGATTTAAATACTACAACTACACCATCTGTGAAAGTTGTTGACTACTCTAAAGACGGAAAATTTGTATTCGTTACATTAGTATAATTAACCTACAAGGAGGGAATTAACCATGTTACAACAACAATCATTTGGTCGTTTACTAGAACCTGGCCTACGTAAAGTTTTCATGGAAACATACAAAGAAAAGGCTGAACAGTATTCTAAAATTTTCAATGTTCAAAATTCAAATAAAGCAATTGAAACTGACTTACGGATGGGTGGATTCGGTCTTTGGGAAAAGAAAGATTCTGCTGGTTCTGTAGTATTCCAAGATACAGTTGACCCACAAGCATTACAATACATCCATGAAGAATTCGCTTCTGGTTTTACTGTAGAGCGTAAACTAGTGGATGACGAACAATACAACCAAATCTCTAAAATGGGTAAAGCGTTAGGTCGTGCGGCACGTGCTACAATTGAAACTAAAGCGGCTGAGATATTAAACAACGCTTTTACTGTCAACGGTTTTGATGGTGCTCCATTAATCTCTACAACTCACAAACGTCTTGATGGTGGTACAATGTCCAACCGCCTTGCCGCTTCCGATGGAGCGTCTTCTGCGGATGGATTACTAACGGATGCTAACTTAAAAGCGGCTCTTATCCAGATGTCTCGTCAAGTGGATGATAGAGGTATTCTTATCCAAACACAACCTACTAAACTTATAGTTCCACGTACTCTTGAATATAAGGCTCGTACTATCTTAGGTTCAATGAATATTTCATCTACTGGTAACGGTACTGGAATTACAAATGATAAGAACGTAATTCAAGGGTCGCTGGAAGTTATTCCAATGGATTACATTACTTCAAGTACTGCATGGTTCTTACTTGACCCTAGTGTAGCAGAACTTAACTTCTTCTGGAGAAAGCGTCTTGAGTTCAAGCAAGATGAAGACTTCTCTACAATGCAAGCTAAATATCGTGGTTACATGCGTTTCTCTTGTGGATACTCTGATTACAGAGGTATCTTTGGTTCATTAGGAACTGGAGCATAATTTTAACTAACAGAATCCCCTTACCCTCATGGTGAGGGGATTTTTTCAATAAGAAGGAGGTAAATCATGGACATCATATTAAAACGAACGGATAAAGGTTACAAGTTTACTTACACTCTAGTTAATGAAGATGATTCTGTAGTTGATTTAACTGGAACATCTGTAGTTTTTAACATGGGTGATAAAAATACAGTAGTTGTAAATAAACCAGCGGTCATAGAAGATGCGTTAAATGGAGTAGTATCTTATACTTTCACAGAACAAGATACACTTATTGAAGGTAATTTTGTAGGTGAATTTGTAGTAAATACAGATGATAATACTTCAATCACTTATCCTAGAAATAATTATATTGTAGCAAGTATTCTAGGAAATGTAGATGCTGATGGTTTCAATATAACACTTGATTTAATTGCAACAAAGCAAGGTGATTTTGAAAATAAACTTAGCAGTATCTTACTACAAGCTGGTAATATAAAAATGTCTACTATGAATGACTACACATGGGTAGCATCTGCTAATCAAATAACTTATATTATGCCAGCAGGTTCAAATTACAACTCATCAAGTAAATGGTTTGAAGTACAAGTAGGCGGTGTTCTTGTAGACCCAAATTTGATACTAAGTAGTATAGAAAATCAGTTTACCTTATTGATAGATTCAAACTTAATTAAAAGTGGCATGATAGTTCGTGCAAGATGGACAGAACCCGTTGCACCAGTATCACCAAGTTTAGAAGCTACTGTAGTTCAATTAGAATCATCTGTGGCAGATAAATCCAAGAAAACTGTTGTGTTTTTAGCTGATTTTAACGGTACAGATAATGAGGTTAAAATCCAAGCGGCTATTGATTACGCAGTAGCGAATGGAATTAAAACTGTATTGATGGAAGATAAAACATATATCATTTCAGCAAGGATTCTAATTAAAACAGGTATTAAGTTGGTTGGTGGATATAAAACTTCCTTCACAGTTTACGGAGTTAACTACAATGTATTAGAATTTCAGAAAAATTCTTCCGCAGAAGGTTTCACTATTAATATAGATGATGTGAACTTTGTTGGAAATGTACTCTATTTTGACGGTGTGTATCGCTATTACAATTCATGGAACCGTACAGCCGTGAGAAACATGCAGATTATTGATTGGAACGACTACCGTAAAGCAACGGGTGTAAAACTTCTATCTAGAAATGCAAACGATGAAATATCTTTCTTAGTTTTTGATAATGTGAAAATCGTTAGCATGAATGTAGGAGTGTCTCTGCAATGTACTGCACCTACTCCAAGCGGAAACGCTTATATTAATGCAAATCGTTTTAATAACTTCACCTTAGAAGGTTGTAATGAGATGATTAATATTTCCTCACAAGTAACTGTTCCTGCTGAATGTTCGGGAAATATTTTCTCTAGTTTACAAATACAACCTTCCTACGCTACACAAACACTTATCACAGTTAATGGTGGGTATAATGTATTTGATGGAATGATATGGGATTTACAGTTAATTCCTCATTCTAATAACGTAATCTTTTGTACGGCACAAGCAGAATATACTCGATTTAATCTTCAAAATATGCCTTATACAAGGGTGTCGGATTTAGGTAATCAAAACGATGCAGGACGTTTATCTATCTTAGAAAACAGAACAACTGATAGAACAACTACTTTAGTAGGACAAATGTGGTTTAGGACAGATACAAACACTATAAAAGTTGTAACTGGAACAGGTATTAAAACTATAACCCCTGTATAGTGGTAATAATTACTTTACACTTGGACAAAATTGTGAATCTATAATTGATAAATTAATTTATTCATAAGGAGGAAATAATATGTCATTTGGAATTGATGCTCAATTGGTTTTTGATACTGATGGTAAAAGTGTATCTAATAAATTAACAGATATTAAAAATAAAAGTAACAATTATCGAGTAGATGTAATAGTTGATTATAAAGCAGTTGGTGATGATGTTACGGATGATGGTATAAAAATCCAACAAGCAATTACGGATGTATTTAATGCCGGTGGTGGAACTATATTCTTTCCGAAACCTCCTGTTAAATATAAGTATAGTCAGACGTTATTAGTTCCTGAGAATGTATTCCTTGAAGGTATCGGAGAAGGTACAACTGGTTCACGGTTACATTATATAGGTTCATCGTGGGCAATGGTTACATCAAGTAAACATCAACGTAATTCATTTAAAAACTTACGTTTTGACTTAAATGGAACTGCGAATGGATTGAGAATAGGGGATGTAGTAGCTAACTTAGCTGGTAATATACCTATTCAACATTATTTAGAGAATGTCACGTTTGAGAATATAGCCAGTGGATTCACTGCTTTACAGACATCTAATGTATCTCACATTTCCATGAAGCGTGTGAGAATAGGATACGGTTCCACTGTAGGTGGTAATGCTTTAAAGATTACCGCAGATGGTTTCAACAGTGGAGTATTCAAAGCAGAAGATTGTACATTCGGACGTGTAGATGCCACAGATATTGCTATCGAAATCAACGGAACTGTAAACTTAGATTCTTATAACTTTGACTCTTGTTATATTGGCGGACAACGTGTAAAAATTGGCGAGACTGAAGTAGTTCGTTCCGTTAATTTTGAAGCTTGTCATGGAGAATTTAGATTACTTGCTGGTTCTGGTTTACCAAATGTAGATGCATTTCAACTATTCAAAGTATACGGTGGTTCATGGAAAGGTGGTACAATTACATGTTTTGGTGCATCTAGTTCCAATGCTTTCCGTTTTAAATCAGATGTAAAGAAGTTCAATATTGAAGCGGTAGAAGCTAATGGGGTAATGGGTGTAATTTACCTACAAGATGGTGGTACAACTGTAGAAGGTTGTATACTACAAGAAGCAAACTTGACCAACGGTTCAATTGCTACTCAATTCAGTGGAGTATCTGACCAAAATTTTAAATTGTTAGCTAGACGATTCCAGACAGAAAACATTAACGTAAAGTCTATATTCAGTGTAGATGCAGTTAATAAACAAGAATGGGGTTCTGCCGCACCTACTATTAATGGGTGGACTAGGGGAGATAGAGTATGGAATACCTTACCTTCGGAACTGGGTACAACAGGAAGTAAGTATGTAATCACTGGATGGATATGTACGGTTACAGGAACTCCAGGTACATGGTTACAAATACGCAGTTTAACAGGCAATTAATATAAAAATAGGAGGAATTGATATGAAAATGAGTGAGATATTTACCGCAGTTAAATCATTGGCTGAAAACGATACAGGTATTTCTAATAACAACATTACGATGTGGGTAGACCAAGCTATCAATCGTATCAATCAAGCATTACAAGCGAATATCCCAGTGACTACTGGGAAACCGATTACTTATGAACCAGAATTTGATGTACGATATCATGAGTCATTAGTTTTATTTTCTGTAGGTAAATACAGAGAATCTGATTCAGATTACAATAGCGGTGTATATTTTATGAATCAATTCGCAGATATGGTTAGGACAATGCAACGTGACATGGTGCTACAACCTAGTGTGCGAACTGATTACAATATTCAACAAATAATAGTGGAAAATGCTGGTACTCTCTTGTATACTTTAACTATGCCATATGGTTCATATTTTGATGTAATAACAGTTTATAACAATAATGTACTTTTAGATTCAATGTATTATAGTATTAATCTAAATACAAAATCTATTACATTTAAGGGAATTTCCTTAGTTCCAAATGACAAAATTACAATCGTATTTGAAAATAATTCAGATTTAAATAATCCACCTTACGGATGGTGGAGTGCATTTTAGGAGGGATATGAATGGCGAGACAACCTTACTCAGTCAATACATCAGATAAACAGATGGAAGTCTTTAGTTCCTTCGATGGAGGAATGAATACACAAGAACATCCATCTAAATTAAACGATAATGAATTTACTCTCATGCAAAATGTAAACATCGTAGCTGGTGGAATTGTAACCAATAGAGAAGCCTATGCTCGAACAAAAGTTCTAGGTAGTTTAAACTTAGGTGTTTCTCAAGGTTTGTTTTATTATGATAATCTTAATAATAGTACTATCATTCATGCTATTGGTGGAAAATTATATAAACTTAACGAACAAACAGGAGCGACTACATTATTACCAATTACTGATTTAGCAAGTGGGTTTCAGACAACTAGACCAGTTGAAGCAGTTCAATATCGAACGCTATTGTATATCGCTACAGGTAGTGGATTAGTTAAATTCGATGGTACTACTGCTTCACTAGTTCAAGCATATAAACCTACTGGACTTGAAGCCTTGTACATTGGAACTAATGGATATGCGGCTGACCCCGATAATTTCCTAGCTGACATTACAGCTGGAGCATCTAATAACATCTTAGGTATTAAAAGTGACCAACGATATGGAGTCGTAAATAAAAGCGTAACGTTTACGGCATATTCAGAAAAGATTGCATCAGATACTTTACAATATAAGTTTTCATCTAAGTATGTAACTGAGCCTAAATTCACTCAATGGGCTGATTGGGGTTTGACTAAAACGATGTCTCATAAATTCGGTAAGAATACAGATTACCAAATTAAATGTGAGATTCGTAAAAATGGAACTACGGTTACGTTAGATGAATATATCATTCCTAAGTTTAGGGTAGCATCTACACCAGATGCAAAGCCAGAAGCGACTATTAACTTTGAAGATATGAAATTATGTAATCGAATTTTATTACATTATGACCGTTTAGTTCTATATGGTGATACGAATAATCCAGACCACATGTATACATCTCATCTGAACAATTTTGCTTATTTCCCTAGAACAAATATTATGCGAATAAGTGACCCAACCAGAGGTAGTTTAAATTCTGTAATTCAATATAAGAACTTCTTAGTTTGTTTTACAACAAATTCAATTCAAATGATTACAGGTGTGGCACCATCGGAATATGCAAAAATACCAATTCATACTACCATAGGTACTAAACATCCGTATTCAGTTCAAGTAATGAAGAATTATATTGTATTTGTATCTAGAGACAACAGTGTGTATATTCTAAAATCATTCAACTATTCTACTACAGATAAATTAAATGTAGAAAGGATTGATTTAGAGATTAAAGATGCACTAACAACTGACTTAAATGGTGTATCTAAAAAAGTTATTGGAATGATACACAATGACCAATATTATTTGTATGTTCAAACAGGTACTAATTGTCATATTTACAGATTCTATTATGAATTAGGTGTATGGGTTCGAGATTATGTAGCTAATAATTATTCAACTATGAAATCAATTAACGGCTCATTATATCTAACACCAGATGAAACAGGACAGTTGCATAAATTAACTAAAGATGTATTCATGGATGATTTAAAAACACGATTTACTATGACTATTGCATCAAAAGATTATGACTACGGTTTGCCTTATCACAAGAAGAAATTAAAACAATTTCAACTTATTTCAAAAGTACAATCCGATACAAGTATTGTAGTAGTATTAACCGCTGATAGTACTACAAATTTATTAATCTCACCTGTAACCGTTGACCCAACTAAAAATGGTACAGACTCTCAAAAATTCATATTACCAGTTAATGGTCGATTTAGATACATTAAATCCATCATTAAAGCGGAAGTTAAAAGTAATGTTCAATTACTAAGTTTTGGCTTTGTATTCAAATATAGTTCACCGAAATAGGAGGTGTGGTCAATGGCTGAAAGTTATGAACAAACTGAATTACCATTACCATATGAAGAAACTGATGGGGAGGAATTTTCCCCTGTTGCCACATCTGAAGAAGTAACTAATCGTACAGTATTATCTGATACCGATTATAACGGAGTAGTTATCAATGACATTGACGGTATCATCATTACTAGTTTATTAAATAAATTAAAACTTAATGCTCAACAAGGAATTGAGATAACGAAACTATCAGATGGTTCACTTGTATTCTCTATAGATGCTACAACTGGTGATGGTGTATTCTCAGGTACAGTAAAAGTAAATGCCGCTAATAAATGGGGTAACACTGCGGCAATTCAATTGCAGAATGGTGATATCACTGGTCTGAATGGAGCGTACATGAAGGACGTAGCTGATAATGAAGGGGAAGGTGTGCTCTTTCTAAAAACAGGTAAAGTTGCTGGTGATTATTCGGATGCTATAAATGATTATTGGACTTTACGAGTTGATGGTGGCGGTACATTGCTACTTGATGGTAAACCTGTGTATTATAGCGGTCAGAATAACTTTTTATGGGATGGCTACGCATATCCTGTAGATGGGTCTACACTAACTCCAACTAAGACATTAACGCAGTGTCCTAACGGTTGGATATTAGTCTGGTCGGATTTTGATGCTCCATCTACTCCCCAAAACTATAATTGGTACACATCAGTTATTCCTAAGTTTGTGGGTGACAACGGAAATAACTGGTCTTTCGCTATTCCAACAGGTACTTCTACAAGTTCATATGCTGATTTAGCCGCTAAATCATTAATCATCTACAATGATAGAATCGTAGGGGATTCTTCTGCGAGCGGTAACTCTACAGGTATTTCCGCTGACATTGTTTTACGCTACGTAATAGCGTATTAAGGGGGGATATAAAAAATGAAGATATATATTCTGGTAAATGAATCGACAAATGAGGTACTGCAACTATCTAAGTCAAGAAACATGGAGAGTGAAATTGAGGTAGAGATAGCTGATAACCACTCTATTTTTTCTAAACATTTTAAGTTCTTTAAGTATATGAATGGTGAAATATTGGAAATTGATGAACTCATATTAAACGATGCGAAAATCAGAAAGAGTAATGAGTTACAGAATGAATGTAATAAAACTATTTTAGGTCGATTTTACGCTGAGTTAGATGGGGTGACCTATCAATTCTCATGTGATAATGAAGCACAAAAGAACTTCGATAAAGCCTTAAAAGTATTTGAGAAGGGTTGGAGAACTGAGTTACTATGGACTGTGTATGACATGAACGGAAACGTATTACGATTGATAGTACGAGCAGACCAATACGCTCCACTTTACATGGCACATCTAGACCACATACAGTATAACATTTCTAAGTTTCGAGATACCTTACAACCAATAGTTGAAAACGCACAAACCGTTGATGAGGTTAAAAATGTTACGTATATGGGTGGGGTTCAATCATGAAAAAGTATATCTGGAATATCCTTGTATCACTTGACCAATTGGGTAATACACTTTTGGGCGGTAATCCTGATGAGACCATTAGTTCAAGGATGGCTAAAAGAGCTAGAAAAGGCGATAAACTGGGGATACGAGTTTGTAAGATTCTCAATTACTTTGATGAAGGTCACTGTGAAAAGACAATTGAATTAGATGAATAACCTAAAAAATGAGGGAACTGTTGTAGTTCCCTCTTTTTACTAATGTAGTAGTATGATATACTAATTGTAGTTAATACGGAAAATTTTTGAAGGAGGTAATACTAATGATTTTAAACGAAGCGTCTGGAATGAGCAAGGTTAAAAAGACAAAAAAAGCAAAAAAGAAGAAAACACCTTCTTATTCTGGCAGTCACCCATTATTAGGTGGACATCGAAATAGTGATGGTGCTAAAAAGAAAAAGAGCAAACCAAAAAAGAAAGTAACACCTTCATATAGCGGTAGTCATCCATTACTTGGAGGAAACCGAAATAGTGATGGTGTCACAAAGAAAAAGAAAAAGAGTACATCAAAACATAAAAAGACACCTTCATATTCTGGTAGTCATCCACTACTAGGTGGGAATAGAAATAGTGACAAAACTGGATATAAAGCACCAGTTAAAAAGAAAAAGAAAAAAATTACTGCAAAGAATAAAAGCATGATTAACACGCATGAAGACCAAACAAATAATAAAGCGGTACGTGATGCGTGGAATAAAGCACATGGTATTGGTACAAAGAAAGCACCTACAACTAAAGTAGTAGCTAAGAAACCTGTTACTTCTACTACTAAAAAACCTGTAGTTTCTACTAAGGCTCCAGTTACGAAAGCACCAGTAAAGACTACAACTCCAAAAACTAATCCAGTCACAAAGGTACCAGTTGGTAAAGGTAATCCTGTAACAAAGAAGCCAAAATCAACTACTCCAAAGAAGCCAGCTACTAAACCAGCGGCTCCTAAAGCTACTGATTGGTCTAAGTATACGAAAGACCAATTATTGAAAGATGACAAATTACGTGCGGATTATATTAAAGCTAATCCAACCTCTGCGTATACAAAAGAATGGCAGACTAACGACTACAAGCGTTATAATGACATGATTTTGAACGATAAAGGTATGACTGATGGACAGAGAAAATACTACAATGAATTGCTTGGTAAGTGGGGTTTTGAAGATTACAATGATGTGAATGTCCAAAATCAATATCACTTGAAACAAGACAAACAGAAAGCCATTGACGCTGAAACTGTACAGTTAAATCAAAGTTTAGGTACGATGGATGCTCAAGCCTTTCAACAAAAACAACAAATGCAACAAGAAATGGCTACACGTGGTATTACTGATTCTGGTATTGCGGCAGATGCTTACGCTAGAGCACAAGCATTAAATGGACAAAATTATTCACAAGCGTATGCTGATTCAGCTAAAACTAAAGCAGACATCACTGCACAATATACAGATGCATTAAATCAATCGAAACAAACACAAGCGGAAGCTAAAGCGGCTCAAGAAGCGGCTACGGCTGAATCCATTACTGAACAACTGAAAGCACAAACTGAGCAAGATAAATATCTCACTAGTTCCACTGGTTATGTTTACTTGAATGGTAAAGTGCTGAAAGATAAAGCTGGTAATCCATTAACATCTATGGCATATATGAAACTACAAGAAGAGAATCGTCATAACATTGCTGGTGAAAGTGCGGCTATGCAAAAAATCAATAATGACCTTGCAATGGCTACACAAAAACTTAATTACAATTGGGCATCACTTGACCTTAAATCTCAACAGGCACAAGCTGATATTGCTAATGCTCAAGCTAAATTGGAATTGGCGGCTCGTAATGCAGATACGGCTGAGGTTCGAGTACAAGCTGGTATCTTAAATAACGAGATTAAGAGTATCCAAAAACAAATTGATGGATACAAAAAGGCTGGTAAGAAAGTTCCTAAGAGTCTTAAATCTAAACTTAAAAAAGTAATGGGTAAGATGGACAAACTGGCTAATATGGGAAAGTAGATGAAAATTCAAACGGAGGTGGTTTAGAAGCTATCAACGTGGGTAAATCACTTATCGGTAAAACGAAGTACGTCTGGGGTGGTGGACGTACTTCAAATGACATCAAGAATGGTAGGTTTGATTGCTCTGGGTTCGTCAACTACGCATTTAAGAAATCTGGTATCGACTTAGGTGGAGGAAATACGGATACAATTGCTAAGCAAGGTGTACGTGTAGACCCTAGTGATATGCAAGTTGGTGACATTGTTTTCTTTGATACGTATAAGAAAAACGGACATGTCGGTATCTACGTTGGTGATGGTAAATTCATTGGTTCCCAAAGTGCAACTGGTGTGGCTATCGCTAGTATGTCAAGCGGTTACTTTGCTAAGAAATTTAAAGGTTACGTCATTCGTGTAAATGGTGGAGGACATCAAAAGACAATTGCAGAAGGTAATGCTGAGTGGGAAAAGAGTAATAGCTACAGTAACATGTGGAAGACAAAGAAATATTCCAGTAGTTCCAGCTATAGGAACTTTACAGGTCACTTGAATGAAGCTATGACCAAAGGAGTACCTAGGCAATGGGCTAGTGCAATGGCTGAATTAGTTGGTCGTGAATCCACATGGAATCCGAACGCTAAGAATCCTAAATCAACGGCTCATGGTTATGCTCAGTTCCTAAATTCTACAGTTAAAGAATATCAAAGACGTTATCCGAATTTAAAATATAGTAGACCAGTAGACCAATTAATCATGATGTATCATTACGTGAAAGACCGTTACGGTACACCAGAGAAAGCGTTGCGGTACTGGGATAAACATAATTACTATTAGGAGGTTAGTATTATGGTAAAATCAGCCGAACAAGTAATGGCTGAAATAGAAGCGGCTATTGGGGGAAAACGAAAGTATAACCTTGATATTCCAGACTACCTTTCTATCCTAGCTAATCATAAGGGCATCGACTTAGGTGCCCCTATTGATTATTCTGACTTCGATATTTCTACACATAGCACTAAGAAGAAAAAGAAAAAGAAGAATGGGCTAAAGCCTAATTTTTGGGATATGATATCTGGTACCCTAGGTCAACCAAGTGGAATATTTACGGATTCTGCTTATCACACTATCAAAGATATAAAAGATAAAAAGAAATCCGCTGGAGAAAAACTACTGGATATCTTATTCAAGGATTCTATTGGCGGCTCCATTGGTCGTGGTATCAAGAATGGTGCTAAAGAACAGTGGAAAGATTGGACAGATGGTAAAGCATCATGGGGTGATGTTCCTCTAGTTGGTTTCTTGCATGGTGCAGACAAGGGCTGGAAGCGTGGAGATGACATCATGGAAGAATTAGGTGTCAAGAATCGCTGGGGTAAAGTCGGTGGTGGTATTGGTTTAGATATCGCACTTGACCCATTAACCTACTTAACTGGTGGTTTATCAATGGCTACTAAACTAGGAAAAGTAGCAGAAGTAGCTAAGATGGCTGAACTAGGGGAATCCATTGGTATAGCTGGTAAGTTTAAAAAATCAGATGACTTCTTACAGGCGGCTAGTAAAGTGTTTAAAGCTAAGTATGCTAAGTATGATGGTCTGTCTGATGATTTAGTGGAAAGAGTTGTAGCTAGGAAGGTTGGTAAATTAGCAGAAGAATTAAAAACTGCTCGTAATACAACCATCAACTCGAATATTAACAAATGGGGTGTCTCAGTTCCCTTCTCCAATAAAATGACAGGTGCTATTGGTAACATAAGAGAAGGTAGTTTACTACATCGTACAGAAGCTACTGTAGGTAATGACCTTGTAAAGAATTTAATTGCTAAAGGCGGTAATGATTCTCCATCATTTAAAGCTACATTAGAACAAGTAGTTAAAACTAGATATGGTGTAGAACAATTAGGTGAATTGACTAAAACACAATTTGATGACTTAGCTAAACACATGGAACCATTAGTTGATAAACTACGTAATCAAAAATCATTACCAGACGTAAAGGTTACACAAGAAGTAGTAGACCAGATAATGCCACAAAAAGACTTCGCTAGATTAATGAATAACTTTAGAAAACAGAATCTAAAAGGAGCAGGAATCCAAAATTGGGATGCAGTAAAGAATCAATTGAATGAGATTCTATTACAAACTGGACATGATGAGAAACTCCGTAGTTCCGTAGGTGCTCATTTGGCTGAAATGGTATCTGATTATTGGAAACATACAAAAACTGGTATGCGTGGTATTTCTAAAGCAGACAGAGCGGCAAGAGCAGAATCAATGAAGTGGGCGAGTACATTCTTAAAAGATACTGAGAAAATTAAGAGTGTAAAAACTACGGTAAAAGAAATACATCCTAAAGGTAATCCTTTGGATATATCAACTAAGAACGCAAGAGATATCAATAAGGTAACTGATAAACTACGGAAAACAGATTACAATGAAGTGACTAGAGCGAAGACAAAGTTAGAACATGTCTTTGATAAACATAATCCGTTCGATGCACGTACTCTAAAAACTGGTGATAAGTTTGTAGATTCAATGGCTGACCACATAGCTGATGCCAATTCTCGTAAACTAGGGGAAACTGCTATGTACACCAGAGGATTAGAGAAAGTAGCTAAGGTCATCAAGTCAAACAAAATGAGTAAGAAAGAAATGAAGGACGCTATTTATTATCTAGAGAAAAAGGCTCCTAAGTCATACGGTAAAGATTGGGTGCCATCTCGAAACGTTAAGAAGTTAGCTGATACCATACGTCCTTTAGTTAAAGATATTGGTGATGATGATGTAGCGGCTGGTGTATTATCTAATCTATCAAAAAACTACTTCCCACACGTTGTCAATAAATCCAACAAGGCTTTGAAAGAAATGATGGAATTCGCAGAACGTCATAAATCACTAAATGGATTAAAGAATGAAAATAAATTCGATAAGTCACGTAGAAGTTTTAAGACCATTGCTGATAGAGATGACTACATCGAAGAATTATCCAAACTAAGGACTAAAACTACAGACCCAGATGAACTAGCGTCTATCGACAAGCAACTAGAACACGTAGAAGATATGTTCGATGTTGATGTAGTTTCAGCATTAACACGAAGGGCTAAAGAGGGTGTTCGTGCTAGAGCAGTAAAGGAAATGCAAACTAAACTCTCTAGATACGGAATGATGAAATCCCTTGAAAAAGGCTCTGATGAAATGCCCCCAGAAGGTCTAAAAAGACTTGACAAGGATGAAGTAAAGAAGTTAGGATTAAGTAAAGATGTAGCACATTATATGCACAAAGATGTATTAGATGGTCTGAAACGCATAGATGACGTTTTTACAAATGAAGGTATGAATAACGCATATCGACACCTAGCGGCAGTATCAGATATCTGGAGACCACTAGTTACTTACTACAAACCAGCCCACTATATAAATAACATGATTGGTAATACATTTACGAATTTAGCGGCTGGTGTGAAAACTAGAGATTACAATGTTGCTAGAAAGCTACTGTTCGGATACATGAAGGGTAAACTTTCTGAATCAGAAATGAAGATTATGAAAAATGCGTACAGGCACAATGTTATTGCTGGAGGATTCCTATTTGACTCTAAAACTACTTTTGAATTTGCTGAACCTAAGACATTAGAAAAAGTAGCTAAAGCCATAGGTGATAATAAGGGTATCCGAAAAGCACGTAAAGCTGGTGAAATTGTAGATGATATCTATCGTCTAGCAAACTTCGTTAATGGCCTTGATAAGTACGGTAATGTGGAACGTGCCGCTAATCAAGTACGGACATATTTATTCAACTACAATGAACTAACTAACGCTGATAGAGGGATGAGGGTAGCCGTACCATTCTGGAACTGGACAAAGCGTAATATTCCATTGCAACTACGTTTGTTAATGGAGAATCCAAAGTTCATCTTGAATACAGACAGAATGAGACACCTATTCAATGATGGAGAGAAGGGTGAAGATTGGCAGAAGAATACTGGAATCAAGGTATCTAAGGATAGATACACTACAGTTCCAGCACCAGCCAATGACTTAGAAATACTGTCTGACCCACTATCATTCTTAGGTAGTACCAACCCAGCATTGAAAATGCCATTGGAAATGAAAACGAATAAAAAATTGTACACAGGTAAACCAATCAGTTACGGCTCCAATGAACTACAACCAGAAGACATCATTCCCTACCTCATGTCCAATTTGGGTGTAGGTAAAAACGCATACGATGTTGCAAGTGGAGACTCCTCCTTACTTGAAGCAATTGCGAATATGATTAAATCTACATCCAAAATAAATCCAAAAGGTGGGGGAGGTAATTAATATGTCACAACAAATAAATCCGAGTGTAGAGGGAAGGTTAACTTCCCTTGAAATTCGTATGGCAGTCAATGAAAATGATGTGAAAGCAGTTCGTGATGAAATCAAAGGCATTAAGGATGACACGAAATGGTTAAGACGTACTGTAACTGGAGCATTAATAACCGCTACAATTGTAGGGGTAATCGGTGTAGTATTCGCTCTTATCAAATTTGTAGTAATTAAATAGGGAGATGACGTCATGAATAAAACAGTAATCGCTCCATTTGTTGCTCTAGGTGCATTAGTTATTAAATCTATATTACACATTGAATTATCGAATGAAATACAAGATGGTATCGTAGTTGGTATTTTAGCAGTTTTTAGTGCGTATGGTGTTTGGAAGAATCATAAGAAAGAGGTTAAATAATATGAAAATCTCAAAAGCTGGATTGGATTTAATTAAACACTTCGAAGGATGCCTACTTTATGGATACAAGGATGTAGTTGGAGTACCTACAATTGGATACGGACATACAGGTGGTGTAGTTGTAGGTCATAGAATTACACAAGTCGAAGCTGATACATTACTTAGACATGATTTAGATAGATTTGAAGAGAGTGTAGATAAGTTGGTAACTGTAAATATCAATCAACACCAATTTGATGCTCTAGTTGCCTTTAGTTTTAATGTTGGGTCTGGTGCTTTAAAAACATCCACATTACTTAAAAAAGTAAATGCGAAGGATTTTACTGGTGCCGCTAAGGAATTCGCAAAGTGGAACAAAGGTACAATTGATGGGGAGAAAGTAGTATTAAACGGATTGACTAGACGTAGAAAAGCGGAAGCTGAATTGTTCTTGAAACCTGTACCGTCTACTGCTCCTAAATATCCTAAGCATCCGATTGAAAAAGGAGATAGTGACCACGCAAGCATAAAGTTAATTCAAAAACGATTACACATTGATGTCGATGGTGTTTTTGGAAACGGTACATGGATGGCGGTTCGTAATTTCCAAGCACATAATGGTTTGGAAGTAGATGGTGTCGTAGGCAAACTTACATGGTCAAAACTATTTAAATAAAAAGAAAGCCCACTCTTTAGGAGTGGGTTTTGTCATACCAATCTAATGCTCGTTTAGAGTAGTCCAACATTTTCACAAAGTCTTCTCTACCATTCTTGTAATTTGCTCTTTGTGCATACTTGATAATATGTCCAATCGCAAACCCCATGAATACATCTGGTGGAAAACCTTCCTGTAGGAACTGGATGGTATCTATGTTATGCTGGTGATAATGTGCTGGTTTATTAAATACTTTCTCTAGTTCCTCCCATTCCTTTTTAAATCGTGCGGATTCTTCTGGTGTAAGATTTTTAGCTTCCAATGGTTTATTAATAGCTTGCTCTAGTTTCTTACCCATTTCACGTGATTCTTGATAACACGATATACAATACGAATTACCTTCATGTAAAGTTCTTATTTCACCTAGTTCAAATAATCTATGACAAACACAACAATGATTGTCATTGTAAGGTTTCTGCATGTGCGGAAATCACTCCTCTAAAATTCTTTGTCAATTCACAAACTTGTGTGAATGAAGTTTTCTGGTAGTGCATAAGATAAGGTAGGAATCCTGATTTATCCTCACCGATGTCACATTGATTTATATCACCAGCTACTACACCATGACTAGAATCATGTAATCGTGTGAGGACTTTCTTTATTTCTCGTTTAGTACAATTTTGTGCTTCATCTAGGAATACAATAGCGTTTTTAATATTACCACCACGCATATAGTTATGAGAATAAGCATGAATGTAAGCATGTGGTCTGAATTCATATTTACTGAAAATGACTTTCTCTGGGTTATCACCAATGGCAATGATGGCATCATACAAAGCGGTTAGATATTTACGCTCTTTTTCTGTTTCATCACCTTTAGTGAAACCTAACGCACCTTCTTCTACAGTAGGAAAAATATAATGTAAGTGCTTACCCATAATTTTTGCAGTACCTACAGGAATTGTTGTTTTACCACTACCAGCCCTTGCCTGTACAAATGTCATGAGATTGTCTACAATTGAGTCACCATACATTTCTTGTTCCTCAGTTAAGTTTAGGCCATAAAATAATGTATTTTTAGGTAGCGGCATTAGTCTTCCTCCTCAATTTCTTCTACTTCCATTTCAATCCCTTGGATATAAGACATTTCTATTAAGAAGTCAAATACATATTCTGCTAAATCAAGTACTTCATCTGCGGCTGGAGCGTAACCATCTTGAACCAATCTGGAATACAGATACTTAGCAATTTGTGCTTCATCAATGAATATCTCTTTCATCATGACTCCCCCTAATGCTTAATGGTTTGCAAATACTTACCTTTACCTCTAGTTGTAGTATTGTATTTTTTTCTTTTTGTAATCGGTTCAGTAGCCGCTTTTTCTGGTAACCAACCTTTCTTTAATCTTACATGAAATAGTTCATTATAGATACCATTTTTTAAAGCAATGTCTTTCCATTCTGACCATGTGGATTGTTTTACTTGTTTAATAGGTTCAGTGATTGCTCTTTCAATTGACCATAAATAATCATAATATCGTTGCCTTACATTTTTTCTAGAGATTCCATTATCTTCTGCGATTTTGTAATGACTTTCTAATATGTCTTCCTCCATTATTTAACCACCTTTTTCTTATTGTATCGGTTAAAGTACATATCGTGTCGTAAAGCATCACGTTGATGTAAATTCGTTAGTTCTCCATGATAGAAGTACCGAGTACCTTTCTTTTCGATTATACCCATACTCACTAATACAGTATCGGCATGACGTTGTTTTGTAGAAGGGTCTTGTAGATAGGTAGGTATATTAAGTTCGTAAGCTACCATTTCTAAATACCCAATTAACTGAGGAGTTTCTAGGGAACTACCAGATTGTTCTTTAGATTTATGACCGAACAACCGATAACTTTCAATGACAATATAATCTGGTAAAGTACATTCGATTAATACTCTATGTGCGAACCAATAACTTTGTCGTGTAGTATAATTTTCTGCTCTGATATCTGCTAATTTATGTGGTAAGTTACCATCTAAACTAATGGAATATCCACTAGTTCCATATCCTTCGTTATAGTTACCGCTGGGGTCAAAACTTAAAACCTTCATCCTCTACCCATCCCTTCGTTAGTTCCTTAATTGGATATCTATCTTTGATGAACTGAATATCTTTTTGGGTATAAGATTCATTTTCACTCCATCCCTCCAGAAAATAAAACGGTATATCTCTCCTCAATCCCATTATCTTAGCTTTAGAGTCACCCATGTAGTATGGATATTCATGTGGGTCTAGTCCTTTATTACGGATGTATAAAGTATAGTAATTATAACTAGGAGATAATACTACTGCTTTAATCATTTGTCCACATCCAGTATTTTTATTGCTTCTGCTTCTTGTGTAGTACGTACCCAATCATGAGTGAGTGCTACAAGGTTCTTTTCGTGGTCGGATAGTTCTCTATTCCAGTACTTTTGAATGAAGTAAATTGGCTCATTGTGGTGAATCTGGGTATACTTTAATGGCTCGTTCATGTGTATTCACTCCTTTGGTATTTGAAAAAAGTATAACATATAACATATGCTTTGTCGATAAAATTTAGTCATTTTTTTCCATGTTCGTGCATATATTTTATTAAAGGGGGTTGTTACTATGGTAATCAAGATTAATAACAAACCGATTCAAGTCAAGGAGGATAAGGATTCTGAGTTTGACCCAGTGTTGTTGGCGGTTACATGTGTGGGATATGGACTTATATTCTGGCTTATTTGGACGACATTCAAACTATTTGTGGGAGTGATATAGATGTTCAAGAAAAAGCATCCGATGGTACAAAAGATGTTCAAAGTCTTTCTGGAGAAAAAATTCACTGGCACCTACATCAATAAAATTTATCAGGAAATGGATACTCTATATGCAAACATACATCTACCAGAGCATAAAGAACGTACAGATTTAGAAAAGCTACTACCGAACTTGCAAGAAGAAGTAGGAGCCACATCGGTAAAAATCGGAAAGACCAGTGGGAAGTCGGTAGAAATACTTTTTGGTATGAGGGAACTATCTAAAGAAATCAAATTCCATAGTTCCCTAATCCATGAGGATACCTTACAGGTAGTATTCCCTAGTTCCTATGGTCAATATATCCTAGACTTTGAAGATGGGGCATCCTGTCACATGCTCAATGGGGGCACCACACGCATGGGAAAAACTTGTCTGCTACTATACCTATCTACAGTCCTATTTCTTCAAACTAGGGGTAATATGAAGCTATATATCAGTAGTGCAAAACTAAAAGATTATTACCCATTTGAAAATATCCCACAAGTAAAAATGGCAATGGATGTAGTAGGAATGATAAACATATTAAATGAAGTTACAGAAGAATATATAAAACGTAATACACTTTTATATTCCCCAAAACTACAAAAAGCAACAGATGCGAAATCTGTTAAAAAATTATATCCAGAATCGTATCATCTGTTTCAGCCAATTTTTCTCATCATTGACGAATATGCACGATTCGCTGAATCTAGAGATATTCAAAAGATGGTTACGGAAATCGTTGAAACGGCTGGGTTTGTCAACATACATGTTATTATCGCCAGCCAAAGGCCAGATGCCCAGACTGTATTAAAACCACGTATCAGGGCTAACCTGTTAGTGAAAATGGCCTTTACTACCAGAGATAAAAAGAACAGTGAAGTTATTCTGGATATCGAAGGGGCTGAGAAACTAGGAAAGATAGCTGGTAGAGCCATCTTAATTGATGGAGATACAAACGTAGTACAGGTGCCATACCTTGATGTAGTTGATTGTGATAAATTACTGGAGCCATATAGGAGAAAGGGAGAGGAACAAAGTGAAGAAAGTACAGAGAGACCAGTTAATAATGAGGTTGTTGACAAAATTCAAAGTATGCTCTCGGAATCAGATAGCTTGGATGACTTGTCGGGAGAACTCCAACCCAATCAATGTAGTGAACAGAGTACTGAAAAGGATGTCATCGAATGGAGCAATTTCCCAAATACAGAGAGAGCGTGATAAACCATACGTTTATATGCCAAACCCAGCTACACTTCATCATCGGTCAGTGAAGTTAAACCATTATTTAAAGATTGTAGATTTTTATATCCATGCTGGTTGCCCAAAAACATTTCTACCAGAGCCGCCATTTAAAGATTACAAACCAGATGTATACATGAAAGACCTAAAGGGTAATCCTATATGTGTGGAAATTCAAATTACACCTATATCAACTAAGAAGATGCAAATGAAGATTGACCAATTTGTTTCAACACATAATAAAGAGCATGATGCTAAAATCATGCTCCTTGTATCCAATAATGCTTATGATAAAGTAGTTGTTCCGACTGGATTCAAACTCCATCGGATTCCATTACCTAAAGAACCCTATAATTAAAAAACCCCAATGCTCTCTTACCAGCATTGGGGTACAAACTTCGTTCAAAGTTTTCCGACTAAGAACGAACACAATAGATGATACTTATAATATATCACATGTTATATAACTTAGCAAGATATAATTCTCTTAAATTTTTCATCCACATACTTTTAACCTTTGGAGAGACACCGTATCTTTCACATTGATTTAACCAGTACTTACTAATCCCTAAGTGAGCGGCTATTCTAGTCTTAGGAATTTTGTACGTCTTACATATTGTTTCTACTAGTTCCTTAAAGTGCTGACCTGTCATTTTTCTCACCTACCATATGAAGATACATTTCCCTAGTTGTCATAGCCGCTTTCAGCTTTGATTTTTCCGCTAGGTAATTACGATAAGCCATATCCATGTTACTCTTACAATCCGCTATACGGTCATCCAGCATCTTTAAATAATCATCTAGCTTCATTGTCATGACCTTTCGGTACGGTAATATCTACACCAAAATGAGTAAGCAATGCAAGTAATTCTTTATCCGTCATAACAATAGTTCTAGTTTCAATTATTTTACTCTCATCGAATGGACGATTGACCATTGTAAAATCAAGTTTTTTATTTTCTAACATTAAATTTGCAACTTTATTCGCAATCACACCATTCACGTGTTTCATGTATTTATCACCATCATTAATTAAATTCCAATTATTAATGATGGTATTAAATTTAACTTGTAGATTATTTGTCACCAGATAATGTGCTACTTCTCCAATCATAACAGTAGTTGGTTTTTTAGATAAATAATATTCGTTTTCAAATGTCATGATACTTCCACCTCTCGTACAAAACTTTTAACTCTAGATTCAGCCCACTTGATATAAAAGGATTTATCTAAAGGATAATCACTTGCCTTAGCATTTTCAATGTTATCATTTAAAATGAACGCATGTTTAGGTGAATCTGATACTTTACTCAGGTTCTTTGTAATTGCATGTTTCTTAAAAATACCACCATCATTTTCATTCGTGCTGGCAAATATCCGTAAGTGCCGTTCAGGAACTATAGTACATGTATCATTTTCTTCCATCTTCTTTTTCCATTGATAATTTTCTTTCCACTTAAGTTCATTAGGTGTACCATGTACGGCATAATCATACTTCCTAGACACCATAACAATCTTCTGGAAGTCGATAAGGTCATCACACGCATTGATTGTATCTGCTACAGGAATACCATCTTTGAAGTAGGCTTGCAAGGCTTTACGTAGTATTACACAATCGTAATCAGTGTAGTCATTTACATATTCCTTAGTTCCATCTGGTTTCTTCATTTCTTTTAACCAGCCTTTTGCCCATGAACCCTTAGACTTAACTTTCCCTTTAGCGTCTACAGTCATGTAATTATTTACGTCTTTCTGAATTACTTTTGTTACCACTTCATATTCTAATACCATACGAGTACGTTTTGACCATTTTTCACCAATTTCTTTAATCCTATCATAGTCTTCTTTTCTGTCTAACTTAACAAGTACACCATCTGTATTCGATTGTACTACCAAACAATATGGTTCTAATTTCTCAATCAAGTCTAACAATAGTAATTGACCACCAACACATACACTATTTGCCTGTCTAGGGTCATACAAACCATTAAATTTATCCTTCATGGCTCCGTATGTTCCATTCAATACAATCTTGTATGGCAATTGTCGTGGGTCTTTTTCCGCTTTAAATACAATACGGTCATAATAAATTTGTTCAAAATTCTTAGGGTCATATACATTACGTGATAAATAGTTATATTCAATCATCAATGATGGATAATAAGAACGAACATCCATATTGATAAAAAATCCTTCACCATGATATTTAGGTATGGCTCCATGAATACCACCCCATGCAAACACATGAGGTACACCAGCTATATCACATTGTAGTTTTTTACTATAGTCATGATTATTACGGTCTTTGTACCAATCCATTACAAATTTATAATGTCTTAGTTCCACTGTATCTGGTATTTCAAATTCCCATTCATCAAAGCGTGGTTGTTGTCTAGCACCTAAGATAAGAGCAGATAGCTGAGCCTTAGATTTATTGAAGTGTTCATCATCCAATTCAAACGTAGAAACTAATGCTTCATGTGCTTCATACTCTTCGATTGTATCATTGAATACTTTTCTTGTTTCTAGGACATCATGAGTACAGTACTCTATAACGGTATCTTTTTCTTCTCTAGTAAGGATACGGTACGTATCAAAAGGAATAGAGGATTCCACGATATTGGAACCTCTAAAACCCTCTAGTTTCTTTAAACCTTTATTGAGGAGTACGCAATCAAAATTCCGAAGGGGAATACGTTTGTACATTTCAGTGATGTTATATCCAAATTGAAACCATTTCTTTCCTTGTACGATAAGGTCTTGTGAACATTGAAAGGGGTCTAACCCCAGCATGATAAACCTGAGCATAGGAGCATCATACTGGCGGCTATTGTAACCAACCCATGTTTGTTTCCGATTACGTTTGTAATAACCACGTAAACTAGGCACATCTTCAAAAACATGCCTTGTACCTAATTCATCATCAACAACAACTACACACCAGTACTTTGGAAAGGCTTCAATATCATAAAATAACATACTACACACTCCATCAGTCAATGTAGGATTTAAGGCTCCCCTGACCTCAGTTTAAATTTATTCTATCTGAGAAACTACGTGGTGCTGAGGTATCCATTTCTTCTATCTTTGGTTTTTTCATCATAAGAGCATCTACGGCTTGCTTTAAACGTCTAGTGGCTGACATAGCCTTTGCAGTAGGTTGAACTAATCCATTCATGTACATCTGATTAGTTAAGTGTCTGTATTCATCACCAGCAATACCACCAGCCGCTTGAAGATTGTAAGTTTGACATTCATCATGTTCCAATAACAACTTAATAATCATAGGGTATTTCTTAATTAGACCAGCTACTAACTTATTAATCTCATCATTTGTAGTTGAAAATTTACGTTCATTGATTACAAATTGCTTCATGCGGAAGATGTCATTATCATAACACTGAATAAGAAAGGCTTTCGCCCAATCTACATGTTCTTTCTTAACCACAACGCACTCCCCAGTGCTATCAGTGCTATAACAACATGCGGCAACGGAAGTAGCAATTCTCGCAATCTTTTTCACCCCTTCTATACCTATAATTTTAATTGTAGAACCGAAGTCTGGTCTTAATTCATCATCTACATGTTCTATATATTTTTCAACATAGGTATCGAAAATCACTTGGTCTTTATTACGGCTCCATGTCCACCGTATTAAATCCCTTAGTTCCACTGGTAGTTGTACTTCTTCTGGAAGGGAACCATCATCATTTAATGGAGAAATGTATCCTTTTGGTTCTGGAACTAAGACAATGAAATCAAAACGAGATACGTCTTCATCTGCTGGGAATAAATCTAAACACACATCTATACCAGAATTGTAGTCGTATAAACTTTTTGAACGACCATTCTCTTTTGTCTTAGGATTACCTACCCAGAGTAAACGTGTCTTAGCTGGAGCCTGACCTTTTCTAATTTTTTCAATAACGGCTTTACGCTGGGAACGTAAACCAGTCATTTGTTTATATACTTCTGGCGGCAATCCAGATACTTCATCTAGGAACAACATCCCTTTATGATTACGTGGAATACTACCCCAGCTAATACGAAAGGTACCATTGCCACTTTTATCCACACCACCTATAAGGCCAGCTGGAGTAGCGTTCTTACATTCAGTTACGTTACCCAAACCATAAAACGCTGACATGACATTACCAACCTCTGATTTACCTGTACGTGATGCACCAATGATTAAACCTTCTGGATGGCCTTTCATGTATTTACCCATGAATTTAAAATCTAATAAACCATGATAAACAATTTCAGAACTATAGAATATACTAGCTGGGAGATATTTACCTACTGCCGCTTTCCCTAGTTCCTCATACCTCTTTTTCATAACAGTGAATGGATTACCTTGCCATTTCTTCATACTCTTCATGAATTCAGATGTAACTTTAAAACTATTAATTGCGTTATCTGAATCCTCCACTTTGTTAACTACCATTATAATAGATTGGTCTTTCGGATGTGGCACACGTTTAAAATACATTCGATACTTATTACCGTCTTCTGTATCACCATTAATAATGTATGCGTGTAGTTCAGCTTGCTTGAATCCTGATTGTTCTGATTCAGTTTCTACATCAGGTGCAAGAATAACTTTCTCTACGTGATTTTTAGCAACTACAGAAATTCTACTATTCGGACATTTCTCTGGTAATCTACATAATCTGCGAATAGCTTTTTGTTGTGTAGCATTATTAACCTCCACTAACTCCAATACATCACCTAAATTGTCATCACCTAATGTCCATTCACCTGAGTTATTTTTGATTTTAGAAGGACACTTAGCACACACATCTGAATCCGTTTCACCTAAGCATTTCCATTCGATGTGGGCTGGCATATCCACTGTAGGTAATTCAAAATGACCCATCTGCATAACACGACTCGATATATACTTATCTGAGTAGCGGCTAAGTTTGATGTTCCATAAATCCACTAGTTCAAACTCTTTGTTTTTCTGCTCCATATATTGTTCCTGAGTGAACTGAGGAGCATTGTCCAGTAAGGCTTGTAAATCCTCTGGCTTTTTATTATGTTTCATAAAATAATCGGTAATGTCTTTATCATGTTTTTCACCAGTAAGACCTAAGTGAACTAGATACACATCGGCTCCGACATCCTTTAAATAAAAAGCCATGCGTAAGGCTGATTTAATACCAGCGTTATCACAATCATAAACAATGTAAACCTTTTTACCTTTAAATTTATTTAAAAGAATCTTAGGAACTCCACCTTCACCACCTGTAGATTCTACGGCATTGAACCCCATGATTCTCGTTAAAACGGTATCATTTTCTCCAGCACATAGGATAGTCGGCCTAGTATCATTTATCCACTGGTCATATGGAAATAGGAGAGCCTTAGAGTTTTTCATACTCTTAATTTTAGGCTCTCCTTCTTTTGGATTTATATTGTAGGTGCGTTCATCCATGAGGATACCATTCAAGATTATAGGATACACAATACCTTCACCCTTGTAACCTAGTTTGTATTCTTTGATTGCTTCATCAGTAATTCCTCTATCATTCAAATATTGATGTAACACCTTATTTTCTAATAACAATTTTGTAGTTTGTTCTAAACTGTTAATATCATTACTTATTTGCATCCTCCGTAGTTGAGCCGCATTATCGAATGTGGTATCAAATACTTTGGCTATAAAAGAAGTTTCACCCATACCTCTTTCTCTATCCTCTGCGGTACATGTGAAACATTTATAAATTCTCTGATTTAAATTTACACTGGCACTAGCATTTGTATCAAAATGACCGTTATCATGGGGGAACGGACATCTTACTTGTACTTCTCCCCTTGCGTTAGGTTCCATTTGTTCTCCACGCTTTTTAAAATATTCCTCAAAAAACATTTTTCTTTCCCTCCCCCTGCGGTTAATAATCTTCTAGGCAAGACATAGGTAGTCACCCCAAAGATAGTCTCACCTCTTACATTTGATACAGTCAATGCATTTCCTCTTACTCAAGGAGGATAGGCTTCATGAGTGGAGGGTGTCCATGACCTCCCTAGAAGATTATTAATTCGGTTACTCAAAGCAGAACATACAGTAGGAAAAATAATCGTGGAGGATTTAAAAAACCTACTGTATATCCTTCTTTCAGTAACCGAAGCAATCACGCTTCGGTTACAAACATTTTACAAAAAGTATTTAATTAAGAATAAAATTCCCAATCCCAAAGCAAGAAGAGATTGAAATATTTCTACTTTTCTTTTTGTTAAACGATAACTAAGAATACTTAAAACAGAACTAAGGAACCACATGATAGCTACAATAAGATACCACATTAGATTTTGTACACTGTATCGTAAGCATCAGCTAGTTCTTTACGCTTGCCGTTTAATTCTTTTTCAGCTAACTGATAGATGATATTAGAAGAATCAATTGTGCGGATAGCATTTTCTAAATCCTCTACTTGCTTAGTTAATTCTGTAACCTCTGCAATAATTTCAATAGCCGTTACTGTTTTAACTACTGCTGGCTTGCGTGTACGTTTCTTTGGAGCCGCTTCTTCTACTGTTTCTACTTCTACTGCTTCTAATACTTCGTTTACATTTGTCATGGTTAATTTTCTCTCCCTTTGGGTTTTAGTTTTTTTTTATTTTTATAAAAAAGAGGTGGCAAGGTTTTTGGGGGGTCTCCACCACCTCTTAGATAACTACTTAGAACGGTAGGTCATCATCACTGATATTGATAGCACCGCCACCAGCAAATGGGTCATCAGTTACTCTAGAGAAGTCTCCACCTTCAACTTTACTTTCGATGTAATAAGCTACTCTATCTTGTTTTTCATCATTGTAAATTTCATGCTTGTTCTTGATACGAACTGGCTTATATTGAATAGCGGCCGCAAAATCTTCTGGTGTAGCAATATCTTCACCAGCAGGAAGTTGAACTGCTTTAGATACTTGTTGGAATTTCCACATCATGTTATCCATTACCACTAAGTTATCAAAGAATTTACGCTTGCGGCCTTCCTGCTCCACATCGTCACGAACAGTTAATGTTATTTTTATCATTTGATTACCAGCAGAAGATTTTTTCATCTCTACTGCACTAATGATACACTCATATTCCCCAATCGGTAAAGCATTAAATCCAGCGTTAACGTCCGTATAATCAGTTCTTAAGAATCCCATGTAAATATCCTCCTTGTGCTCGATGGCACGTTTTATTTTTTGTGTATCTGGGATATAGCATACATCATATGCAATACTCCAGTCAATACCTTTTTGAAAATTATTTTTTAAACCATAAACATAATATAGTAGTCATAAAAGCAACGTTGAGAACTAAGGAAAATGTCAATATTAAATCTTTCATTCATCTTTCTCCTTTTGCTCATATTCTCTGACTTTTCTTTCATTCTCATGATTCTGAACCATAAAGTAAATCATCATAAACATGAAGAATATTCCAACTAATGCCAAAACCCAAGCAAGAAAATCTTGCAATGTCCTCACCCCCTTGTAGGTGGTTCAATACGATAACCTAACTTAGTGTAGACATCTGACCAGACTGGATTGAAAATACGTTGTGGTAGTTTTTCTGCACGTTTAGATTGTCGTACACCAGCTTCAGTTATACCCATTGTTTCTGTTTGAATCCAGTAGTAGGTACCTACTTCATTGTTCTTTTTAGGATTTTTAATTTCACCTTTGTTCATAAAGAAAATTGCATCAACTATAGACATAACAATTGGTACACTACTACCTTGCATCTTAATTTGAGTACCAGTAACCATTGTTTCAATGTTTGGATGTTCATATTTATTTTCTTTATGTGCAAGCCATTTGAAGTTAATGGATTTATCTCCACGCTTCGTTAAGCCATGAACATACTTCATGATATCAACTAAGATACTTCCGTAGTTCCCCCAATCAGAACGTGCTCCAAACCGTACTGCTGGTTCACCTTCTTTAATTTCACGCTGGCGATTAGGAGCCACTACACGTACTACATAATCCTTAACGAATTCACATAAAGCAGTAAAGCTATCTGCGGCAATTAAACCATGTTCTAATGGTACTAATTTACCTTCATAGTTCAACCATTTACCAGCTTTAATTAATTCTAGATACGCATTAAGATGTTCTACACTTTTAATTTTAACAATATCTACATTAGGTGAACCCTCTAGTACAGATTCTCCACCTTCTAAATCTAATACAAGTACTTTCATATTAGGGTCATCCAGTGTTGTAGTCTTACCAGATTTAGGGTCACCATACAAGATACTATGAACCCCACTTTCAGTTTTTACTGGTTTTTGCGGCATGAGTGCGGCTAACATTGCTTTATCCATTATTTCTTTTCCTCCTTTTGTCTTTCCTCATTCTTAATGTATGCTAAATTTTTAACTAAAGAAACATTTCCACCTTCGATTGTAGTCTGACACAATGTTTTAAACTGACACATATGGTCACAATGTGTACCAATATTCCTGTAGGTCAATGGTTCCAATCGGTCTGGATGTTCTGCAATCATTAACTTTACATCATGAATATCACCAGCCGTATACAAGAACTCCCATGCGGCACTATCTAATTCGGAACTAGTACGTTGTACATTAATTCGTTTGAAGTAAGGGTCTGGTTTGTTTTTTAAATGTTCTAGTATTTCTGTATATTCTGCTGGATATAATTGTAATTCATCAAGTTTATTGAGATATAACTCATATGTTGTTTTTTGGTTCTTCGCTTTTGATAATCCACCTTTCTTTAATAGTTCTGGTGGTTTAGGTACATCCTTAAGAATCAAATTATAATCAAATCCATCAATTTCTTTACCAATTAATGAATCCATCTGTACCCATTCACTTTGAGCATTTTTCACCATGGCAATTCCAGATGCAATCATTTTCAGTACCCACCAGTAGCGGCTAATCTGTCTATCCATTTTTGATTTTTCCTCATACTGACTAATACTGGATACTGTCTTATGGTCTGAGAATCGAATTTTACCATCTACTTCATATACAAGGTCAATCGTTCCTGTCATGTAGAGTTCATCTTCTAATTTAATAACAAATTCTAATTCTGTAGCAAGAATTTTCCATTGACTGTCATTTTCTTGATATGTTTTATCGTAGTTAGTAGCTACACCTTTCAGTAGTGCCATTAATTCATCTAGTTCCGTTTGTTCCATACCTGATGTGTCTTGGTCATTAATCCAAACACTAGTTACAAGGTCTGCACTTAACTTATTACATCCAGTATTGTAATATTCCTCTAACCATTTATGAAAAGCAGTACCGAAGAATAACTTATTGTTCGGACGCTTAGGTGTAATTTTCTCTACCCAACCGTATAACCATTTCTTTCTACAAGTTAGAAAATCAGTGTACTCTGAACCCCTAAGTACTAATTTCATTATAATTCCACCTCCAGATTTACTTGTAATTCACCAGATTCCCATTCTTTTTCTCGATAATTCTGTTTAGAACGTACTTTTATTTTAATATCATTTAAAGTACATCCATTTCTTACAAATTTATCGTTTATATCATTCATAATTAATTCTTTAATCATTTCATCTGTGTATTCAACTTTAATTTTCATTTTAATACCTCCTCGATTTGACTTTCTTAGTATATCACATAACGTATGACATATGCAATGATTTTATTTTAAAAAATTTTGGTAAGACATATTTTCATCGAAAGACGACTATTTTAGTTCTAAAACAACCCCACCAACTCGGTCTGCTATCCAATCAGCTTGTAACTTTGATTTGAATTGTTTCGCTTCGATTTCCATTGATGTTACTTCGATTTCTTTAACACTTAAATCACAATCAAATAAGTATTCATCCTCATTAGTACGCACAATATAGTACATTTAACTACCTCCTTGTTTGCGACGCTTTTTTGGTCAAAGATGAATAATTTAGTCAAGTTTACTTGTTAATTCAAAAGTCACGATAGCCGCTATCATCATTGATATAAATAAGATTGTCATACAAACACCTCTGGTTTATTATCGTTTAAGTTGAAAATCTTCTTCACAATTAATGGAACAAAACCATTCATCTTTATTTGTTAATTCTTTTCCACAATTATTACACATCATGTAAACACCTCTGGTTTATTAATAAGTTTGGTTACATCTTCTTTTCTTTCCAGTATTTCGTTAATACGTTCATCGACTGTTCCGTCTGCGATAAAAGAAATGATGTTGATTGGATGGTATCGTTCTTTGGTTGTTGGAACGATACGGTCTTCGGCCTGTTCATTGTCTGCTGGGTTAAATGCTTTGTCAACGAATACAATGGTATCTGCTCTATCAAGGGTGAGTCCAGTACCAGCCGCAATAATGTTTGCAAGTAAGATATCAATTTCTCCTCTTTGGAATTGTTCCACAATTTGAGTTCTGACTTGTTTAGGTACTTTTCCATCAATAACAGATACTCTCTTTCCTAATTTCTCTAAGTCTGGAATCACTAAATCGAAGTAACTAGAAAACATGGTCATAACTACAAAGGGTTCTTTCATTCCATCTGCAAAATCCAGAAGTGCGGTAGTCTTTGCTCCTACTACATCAAAATCTAATAAGCGTGGGTCAAGACACAATTGCCGTAATCGTAATAATTGATTTAATTTATTCATGGTATCTACTTCATGTAATGTATCACCTTCACTATCTGTAGCTATGAATGTATCAAACATCTGGTCATACAGTTTTAATTGCTTTTTCTCTAGTTCCACTGCAATCGTTTGTCGAGTCTGGTCAGGTAACCATTTCATTACATCTTTACGTTTACGCTGAACACTGTTTATATTCATTAATGCCAGTAGTTCCTTTTCTCTAAATCCTTTAGCACCTCCTAAGTCTTTACCCCAACCATTATCTAAGATATTCCAGTAACGGTCTGTAAACTGCCAGTAACTAGGGAAAGCATCTGGATTGATAAAGTGTAGTAATCCATATACATCACTACCATGCTTAACGGCTGGTGTACCTGTTAATGCATATTTTATATTAGCCTTTAGTTCAAAAATAGCTTTAGATTGAGCACTTTTCCAATTACGTAGAAAGTGTGCTTCATCGACAATAGCTACATCAAAAGGTTTTACATCATCAAATATATCTACTTTGGGTAAATCATTCTTCCATGTATCTTTACTTATAATTAAAACACATTTTTTTCCTTTATGTGTTTTATTCATGTAATCTACATAAAGTTTAACACGTTTACCAAATGTACCATTAATAGCATACACTTCAATTTCTGGATACCATTGTTTAAATTCCTTTGCCCAATTTAGAACTAGGGAACTAGGACATATTACAATATTCCTTCGTTTATTCAATGCCGCCATTACCTTAATCATTGTAGGAGTCTTACCTGTACGTGGTTCATTTAGAACTAAGGAAGAACCTCTTGATTTAAGATAAGCAATATCATCATTTTGATAAGGACGTAATCCATAATCCAGCATAGCACCGAATTCTTTTTTACCTATCCAGTATTCCATATCAGTTTTAGTTAACTTACCATCTTCAATAAATTCTGTATTACTTTGTAACTCAGGAAAGGCTTTCCATAGTTCCCTATAAGTGAATACATTCTTAGGAAAACGATAGCCTTTACCTTTTTTGTTATCGAACCATACACCTGATAATGTCTCTTTAATGTAGTCTCTACGTGGATACGTATTACCGCTAATGTATATAAAGTGTTTGTCTGACCAATACTTCACGTTGTCACTCCTTTGAATTTAAGTCTACATCTTGATACGATTCTGGTATTAATTTACGGATAGTTTTAAACTGTTCTAGTACATCCTCTGCAATATCCTTTTCAACTAAATCTCTAGTTGTCTCAATGAACATTTCCAATCGCTTGATTGTATGTCTTGCTTGAATAGATGTTTTCTCCAATGCGTGTAGTCTCTGAACTGACATAATAATTTCCTCCTGTTATGTGGTATTTAGGAATAGTGTACCACATGAAACATGCTATATGCAATGTATTTTTTATTTGATAGGGTATATTCTCCACATCCTTGCGATTGGGTCATATAAGGCAAAGCGGTCATTCTGAATAATCAGCGTCCTCTTTGCCATTGTTGTTTCCTCCTAAAAATCCCATTTACCATGTTAAACCCAGCTATGATAAGTATGATGAATAGAGTAGGATTAGCTATCTCGATTAGGGTGAACAGGTAAGGGTGTTTAGTTGCCCATGCCATTCTTAAAATTTCATGGTAATCACTCGTTTGTGATACAAGACCAAACAATTTCCCCATACCATCCACTCCCTATTTAGTTTCGATACTGTTATTTTCTGTCATTTTATCTAAACACGTCTTGCAGTAGTGATTTAAATATTCTTCTCTATCGTTTCCGCAATTTTCACATTTTCTTATAATAATTTCATTTGTCATGAAAGTTCTCAATCCTCCTACGGATAGACTTAGGTAGGAGCATATAAGCCCCAATCCCCATCAATCCAAAACCTAATGTAATTATAAATACAATACCAATGTATATAAATTTAATCGCTAGATTCATCGTTAGCGGCTCCTCTGAACTCTTTATTAATGGCACGTAATGATAACTCTAATTTATCGAACATTTTGTACATCTGAATTGTGTGATATTGCTTATCCTGTGGTTTAATATCTACTAATGCACGATGCCTTTTGAAACTATTGAGTGCTCCAAACGCTTCTGTAATTAAATCTTCTTTAGTCATTGTATGTGACTCCTCTCATGTTGTTGTAGTGGCTCATTGCCTTGTCAGTTAATCCTAATGCTTCACGTACAAATTCATCTTCATTTTCATAACCTTGCATTAATCTTTCATATTCTTTTGGATTTTCATCTTTCATTTGTAGTAAGTGAGTACGTAGTATGCCCATTTAGTATCCCTCCAATTTTTAGGAGGGGTCTGGTGTAGTCTAGTTGAGTATCTGCCCCTATTATTTTTTTTTTAATTTAATTTATCAGCTACAATAAGTGATGGACTACTTGATGCATGAATATCCCATTGTCGGTAATTATTTACTTGGTCTATAAAATAACAAATGGATGGATGCTTTTTTGTTATACGTTTCATTAGTTCCGTAAATAGTTCTTCATCTGTAGCTAATTCCAAACGTGGCTTTAATTGTAAAAATCTCTGTTTAGTTTTCATTCTTCATCCTCCTCGCAAGTTTCACAAACACCATCATTTAAATTATCTTCACCTACTTCATCCCCACATTTTTCACATTTCGCATAGTCACGTTCATATTGACGTTCACATGAGGAACTACAGACACTATCACCACAATCATCCATAAAACCCTTGCCGCACACGACACAAGAAGTATGTCTCCATTCGACACCATATCCCATTATGCAGTCACCTTCTTTTTAAGTTTTGCGTACTCTTTACTAAGTGTAACAAACGTGTCAACATCACCTGTATCTAATGCTTTGTTAATGTCATTCCATAGCTGATTTAATTTAAAATTTCGTTGTACATGTTCGATTAAGTTATCAATTTCAATTTCAACTGGTGTACGTCTACCACGTTTACTGTATGCTTCCTTTAGTTCCGCAATTGCTTTATCCAATCGTGTAACGGTACCATTTTTCAATAAACCAGCCGTTTTATGAATATGACCACTGTATGGACGTTTGTCATCCCCATTTTCTAGTACTGTAACATCATATCTATTGCTTAATATGTCATCAATACGAACTACATATCTATTATCGAATTCACTTACAATTTCATATACTCCACCGATTTCTAATTCCATGCTCCCCAACCTCCTGATATTAGTATACACCATGTGACATATGACATGCAACTATTTTAAAAAATAGAGGAACTAGGAAATAGTTTCCTCTATTGTGAACCCAGCATTACAACGTGGACATACTTTGTAATGCCCAGTAACATTTTTCAAATCACCTACAGTACATGCTGGACAATCTTCTGCATCTACATCAACGGTACCACAATTAAAA